AATAGAGGTCTAGGCCGTCCTTATTATCGGCCGCCTCAGCATGTGTCATTTGATGTTGTATGTCAAGCGGAACACCTGCATTGATTGTAAGCACTGCCATAATTTGTGTCATCGTAACCAACTGTGCTTTTGTTGGTGGTTCGCTACCTAAATTATTTTCACTTACTGCATCCCAACACGCTTCAATAGCTATCCCTACGGCGTTACTGTTGCGCATGTAGGTATGTTCCTTATAATCTGTTAAGGCCTCCATATCCGTCCACATCAAGCCTGCTCGGTCGATGTTGATATGATAATCCGTAAAGTGCTTACCGCCTTTTACACCTGTCTAATGGAGGTATGCTTTTTCAATTTGACCATATGCACTGAGCGCTAAGGCCTTTAACTCATCCATTGTAATTTGTCTAAACATTAATTATTTCCCCCTCTCATCATGGTTAATATCATCCGCTAATTGCTTAATACCTGGTCTGTTCATAGGCAACGTATTAGGCTCCTCTAGCTTATCCGGTATCCCGTTATGGTCTTTGTCAATAAACATACCACACAGCCCTACAATTGACATAAGTACCGACGGCACGAATATATGGTCAATGATAAGAATACCTTTATCGATAAGCTGATTAGCTTCAGGCGATACATAGCCTTTAATCGTCGATAATACATACTGGGCAACTACGAGTATCATCGGTACTAGCATGACGAGGACTAATGCCCTCGTTGCTAATACACCTGTTGGCCGTATTCCCGCTATTCGGATGGATTGATATGACCGCTTGACGCGATTAATGATAGCTAGCTTATCCATTACCCCTCCACGCTCTTATAATTTCAAGCAAACTGGCATATACCTTGCTAAAATCAATTAAATCGTCTTCTACGATTTCACGTAAGTTTTCGATGATCGACCAGCATTCGGCAAGAAAAGGAATGATCATAAACATAAACGCAAATATATGGTCTAGATATATTTCAGTACTCGGTATTTTGATATCTGGTAACGATATGAAGATGACTGATAGCATCATCCAAGCCGGATATTGCACACACAATTTAATGAGTAAGTCACTTCGTAAGCGTTCGCTCATTAAATATCGCTTGTTGTTCCCTGTTTTAAAATCAACATACCGACCTCTACCCCATCCATACCATAATAAAGTAGTAGTAAGGTTAATCACCGTATTTCTACGGTGATTGTCCTTGTTGTATCTAAGCACCTCTGCTGCTACTCTCTGCGTAGCATCGATAAATAGCAACAGTGTTGTTAAAATACAAACTACACCCATGTCGACAATATGTTCATGAGATATGCCTTCAATGACGGAGGTTAGGATTTCATTAATTAACTCCATTATTTCCCTTTATTAACCCCTTACACGCTTTCCACGGCGCTGCTTGTATATTGTTTAGTAGCGTCATTCCAAACAATATAAGTCCTATCAATATCATTGAGAGCACAACTTGTTCGACCAAATCCCTCTCCGGTAATTAATAAGAATGCGTATATTCTTTCTGTTAATTTAAAGGACACATTTTGGTAATCAACTACAATGACGCCGGTCGAAGTGATTCGCTCATTGCCTGTATCATCAACGACACTATCTCTATTTAATAACAACATCACTTTTTTGTCTGACTTAATCGACACTTTAGTAAGCCCAGCATTGCCCCATTTTGGAACGAATTTAAATGGAGTTGTGCCGTCGTACTCGGATACATTGATTTCTAACTCATTGCCGTATCTTGTGTACACTACGCCGTTAGATGCAGTATACACATCATCCGTAGATGGCGCTGTTTTTCGAATAATTAAATGGCTGTATTCTTGGTCATTTAAATCATAATATGTGAGGTTAATATCAATCGCTCCAAACGGTTCAATATTAACCCTCATATTATCTGATTCGAACTCTTTCTTCTCGCCACCGTTAATAGATACTTTAAAATGTGGTTCTCCCCTGAGATCAATGAATGTTTGTCCGGCATTAGGTTGTTCGTATTCAAGTCGTTTAGGCGTTACTTTGATTGTATCGCCAAGTAATTCGACAACCTTGGCAATTACGGTGTCAATGTTCGAATTCTGCAAATAGATATTTTTTTGTCGCAATAATTGAGCTGATTTAAGCAATTGATAATCTTCATTGATTTTTCCAGCTGGTCCAACAAGGGATTTCAACCAATCTTGCTCTGCGCCCGTAAATCCATTCTGTTTTGCAATTTCATACGCACTAGCTCCATTTTTACCTTGTAGTGATTTTAACCATTCTTGCTCTGTGCCTTGAAATCCATGCGCTACTGCGATAGCGTAGGCGCTTTTTCCTAATCCGTCTAATAAAGGTAAAGTTGTTTCTTTGTCAAATTTAATTGTTAAAGTGTTGTCTGCCATAATTGTAATCCTCCTTAATTATGCATAGAAATATCTGGTATGATTGTCATCGTACCCTGACCAAGCTTTAGCCACTTTTCATCGTTGTAAATAAATGCGTCGTATAAATAGTCGCCACCAGATATATGCTTATTTGCTGACTCTTGGCCTGATATAAGAAATGTTACTTGCTTGCTTTCAATTACTGGTTGTAGTTCTAATATCACCTCTCCATAGGGGCGTTTGCGAATTTTGCACGCCGCTTTATAACTACCTAAATTCAAATCACTATCCTGCGGAACAACATAACTAAAACTAAAATCGCTCCCTGTGTGTAGCGTTAAATCCTGCTCGACCATAGAACCTCCTTATTGTCGTGCAATAACTAATACATATAGCTCGCCGTAGGAATAACATTCAACGTCCTTAAAGTCTTGGTTACTGCCGTCACTACCTGATGTAGACATATCAAGATATCTTGACTCCGCAACTGCTTGACGTTTACCTTTGATGCCGATGTTAACTTTCTTAGAGCGATTAGTTCTAAAATACAAGTCGCAAGTACCAATCCATCTATGTTTTTGTTGGTTAAATCTGTCAAACGTAATACGTTCACCGATTGGCCCTAGCCCGTCATCTGTAGGGTTTGGAATATAAGGTCTACCAGTTTTGCTTGAATTACAATAGCTCTCTGTTTGAATATATCCAACCGGGACAAATGTACATTGGCCCTCGTTAAACCCTTCTGGTAGTGGACACCAGTCACCATGACGTACTTTATAGATTTGTACATCAATGTTTCTGATTTTAAACCCGGCTTGCATAATCGACTGAGCATCAATACGTGAGCCTGTAATATTAGCTCCTACGATATTACCGTTTTCATCGACCTTAAATGAGCCTGTCTTATTTTGAAGCACACCGCCGATAACCTTACCACCTGTTACAGTCCCAAGGTTACCACTAATCGCACTTAACTCACCGACGTCCATCTTATCTGCAGACACGGCTTTAGCTGCGAGCATCTGTTTAGTAATGATGTTATTGTCGAACAGTGCATCACCAGTTACGTGTAGTAGCTTGCCACTAATTCGTGTACCTGTGGAGCTTAGATTAATACGGCTGACTATCTCATCACCATTCAATGCTTTTAATTTAAGGTCAATGCCATTTTCTAATTGGCTAAATTGAGTAGCCATATTAGTTGTTAGGCTTTGTACTTGCGTGGAGTATTCGTTAGCAGTCTTTGTAAGCTCCTTAATCTTATCGTCCATAGCTTTTATGCCAAGGGCTTCCTTATTAATTAAAGCCGGGTCAATACTAGCCGGTACAGAGCTACCAATAATATTGGAGTATGCACCCTCACCAAACACATCAACATAAGCAACTTTTACATCAAATACACCTGGGTCATGAGGTATCATATTTACGTTTGTAGTAACAAAATATTTCTCTGTACCGATGTAAATGTTAGCTCCTATACAAGTATCCGGTATGCTATCAAATACTACGCTAACGCCTGTAATATTACCTTTTACTTTGACATTAGTCGGAGCACTAGGAATAGGTGCGTTATAGTCTAGTCTAAGAGCAGGACCATATCCTTTAACAGGATTATGTGCGTAAACAAACACCGCACCTCTACGAGCCGATAACTTAATTTCAGAACGGATATCTGCAGTCTTAGCAAGTCTATTTGTAGCTTGGCCAACATTACCATCAAGACGTACTTCGTAGTAATCGATGTAGGTATTCTCTACTGGGTCCCATGCAGTAACGATCGTCTTACCGATTATTACCTCACCACGAGCTGGTGCTTTAGGTGTAGCCACACTCTCCGCCGATACAGTTGCAGTGATACGAGCCTCAGCCTTACCACTTTCATTACCGGATGTATCAACAGCTGATAGCTTGAACTGGTAATTACCAGTATTTGGAATGAAATACGAGTAAGATGTACCGCCTATATGTTTAATTAGGACTACATCATTACCGTCATACAGAGTGTATCCATGTAGGTCAGCCTCTGTATTAGGTTCCCATGATAAGTGAAGTACACTACTATTGACTGCATCCTGCGTCACCTTAAAGCCTTTAGGTGTTGCTGGTGGTATTTCCTTACCACTCACATACACCGCACGCTCTACGCCTTCATATTCAGCACCAGCGTTATTGGTACATACAATCTTTACGTCATAGTTGACGTCAGTTGCTACGCTTGGAATGGTTACGCTAGTAGCGCTACCATCTAACACCTTGAACTGTTGCCATTCCTTAGTCGTTACAGGCTTGTAAAATACAATGATATTTTTGGCCACTTTATCTCGAGGCAACTGCCAAGCGCCATTGATATCACAGAGTACAGTACCATCCTTCAAGGTCTTAACGTCAGCAAGTAAAACTAAGTTAATAACCTTAATCACATCAGACTTTGTCGTGTAGTCGATGATTGGTACTGAGCCATCATCACCGGCGTACAACTCAGGGTAGTATTCGATACAAGATATCTTGCGTGTCATTTCAGAGTTAGACTTACTGATTGATAACACTCTAAATGGCTTAGCTTCCTTAGTTGCCTCACCATAGGTGTACAAATCGTCGGTTTGAATAACTGCATTATTAGCAAGCGTTAAGGTTCTACCGCTAACACCTGTTACATCGTAAGACTCTAATGCATCTGTTTTAGCGTTGCGTACCATAAGCCTATAGGTCTTACCTTGCTCAAAAGTAACCTCTCTATCAAGGACTACTTTATTACCTACAGCAGACTCTACACGACCGCCTTCTCCCCAGTCCGTCACATCATGTTGTAATAGGATTACATCCCCTATCGTGCAAGCTATGGCATCTGTAAAAGCTTCAAATGTACAAGTTCGCACCTCGTACTTATTGGCTCTCAAATAGTGTTTAGCGTAATTGTAGGCTTGGTCTACATCCACGCACCCCATTAGTTCCACTTGTGCCGGACTAGCAAGGGATGTAGTCACGTCGTACTCTTCACTAAATACAGGGAGTACATCACGTTCATAGTCCTTTTGCTTATTGAGGAATGATACCTCAATAGCATTGGCTCTTGCGGAAGTTGCTTGAAATTCCTCGGCAAATGAATCCATTTTGATATTTCCGACTGTGAATAGCTGTGTAGGTGTAGCAGCATAGTCATAAATACAACTAAACCGAGTACCTAAAGGTATTACCTTACCTCTACCTACATTCTCAGCGTATTTAAGTGCATCCCATACTTGGCTAGCGTTGTCATAAATGTAGTTAAATGTTATATGCTTTTCGTCGCACTTATCAGCCCATGCCTTAAATGCATCATATACGAAGCGTTCACGAGGAGCCCCTTTAACTACATACTCATCGCCAATCTTCCGGCAATGATGAATGATATCATAGCAAGCCCACGCCGGGTTATCAGCCGGTTTAGACTCATACGCTCCGGTATAGTTATTAAATACCCATACTGTTTTTCTTTCTTGTATCCATGTTACGTTTGGATCATTACCATTTAATTGGTCAGTAGCTAATGCTTTAATACCGATAAGCACCTTACCAGGATGAATGAAATCATCATAGACAATCTGAGTTAACTGTGACCAGTATACTTTGTTCACATGGCGGTTAGAGTTACCGTCCTTATGTGCACACCGCATACGGACTTCGTACTGTCCTGGCTCTTTTACATCGAACCGGAACACACGGTAGATAGCTTTATTTGAACTATCCTTGATAACACCAGTATATTGACTATTATCGATAGCCGTTTTTGAATGACTATTACGTTTAAGCCAGCTATTACCAGTCTTCTCAATCATGGCACTTTGGCCACCATTATTACTAATCGGTAATGGTATCCACTCTGCAGAACCAACTTTACGATAGCCACCCTCAATAGTAACTGACGTTTCACTAAGACCGCCCTTATCATTTGAATAGTACAAACCATTAGGGAATGATATAGTAACCTCTAACGCAGTAGACAAATTACCTTGTGTTTGATGGATTGACCAGTCATTAGTTAGTTCATACGTCAATGGTTGGTCAGCATAGTTATCATTAAAGTTAGATATAATCTCTTGGTCGTTTGTACCGAGTCTTACATCGAGTTGAACTTCCTTATAGTTACCAATAGGGTTACCGTTTAATTTAACGTCCGTTATAGCGTTAATAGGGCCCTCTCCGGCACAATATAATAGGTTAAGATACTGCTTACTTCCGTCACTCGTTACGTGGCGAGAAATAAGCATACCGGCACTTTTACACTTGCCATAGGTAATAGCTAACGGATGACCTTGGCCAACAATAGTCTGTGCCCCTTGCCACCCGTAAGTAGCGGACTGTTCTGTATTAGAGCTATCTGTCTTAGGTGCAGTTAGTTTAGATATGATCGTGTTACCAATCATCCCTATGGCCATTGCTGCCAATGTACGGCCTAACACGCTAGTAATACCGAATATCGCACCAGAGGCGATACCTGCAGTAGCTATTGATAAACCAATCGATAGCAAGATGCCGAGTGCTTGTTTTTCAACTTTAGGTAATACAACCACATAGGCTTCATCTGTAGGTGATGCGGTATTATCGACTAACTCACCATTAATGGAGTACACCCATTCACCTGGTTCAGTGAAATATTGGTTAAGCTGTTTACCTTCAACAAAAGGCACAAGAGTCTCTTGTCTAGTGGTAAGGTCGAATGGATTTCGAGCAATTACTAATCTAATCATTTTGAGCCTCCTTGTGCCTGTACACTCCTAATATACGTTTTCTTAATCTGTCCATTGGTATGATACACACTCCCGCATATTCGGTAGAATGTATCATCTTACCTTCGCCTACATATACTGCGATATGATCAGCGTTATTACTGTAGAGGTTCATGACAATTATGTCCCCTACTTCCGGTTCCTTGACTTCGTGCCAAGGAGAGTTCATATCTGGCCAATACGTTGTATATGGCCCAAGATGAATACCAGCTCTCTTGTACACCTCTACCACAAGCTTCCAACAAGGCAACTCCTTCCACGGAGTACCTATTAGGTTATTTAGAGTTAGACGCATATAAGCCCCCTTGTGGTATTGTTGGCTCACCGCCAAATCTAACGCTGTTATTTAACTCACGACAGCGTTTTAAAGTTTTGTTACATGATTGTGCGTACCCTTTGTATCCGCACTCTACAGACTTAAATTTGAAAGGACAGTAGTCTTTCATTACACGAACAGGAGGGAACCTGCGAGAGAACGAAAAGTCTGTGCCTAAAGTGAACACTACCCAGTCTGCTTTAGATTGGGATGCATTAATGATGAACGTTTCTTCTAGTTCAATGATGTCCGGTAAGTTAGTATTGAATATTCGAATATTGACCTCACAATCTGTGAGGCCTTTATTCTTTTCTACTAACCTTTGGATAGTCCCGGTTACATTTGCTACAGAGAGTTTAACGTTAGGCATCTGCTTAGTGTCCTCGTTAATATCCTCTAGCTTGAAGGGGAAGGCTGTATACTTCTTCCCGGCTAGGGTTAAGTCCTCTGTGTTATTCACGAGGAAGATATTCCCTTCTGGATGATGAAGCTCAATAGCCATTACCCATGCTCCAGTGGAGGATATCTTATTTTTTTCGATGATAGATGCAGTTGATAGAGTTAACATCTAAACCTCCTGTAGTTGAATAGAACCATTCCATATACCATAATCACTAGCGGAAAAGTGGAGTTGGTCAGCAAACCTAACTCTTATCTTCGTTAAGGTTTCTGGGTGTGTCCACAGAAATATCTCTGCGGTATTTACTTGGTCAAAGAAATGTCTCAGACGAATATATTCTGTAGTTGGAATTTTATAATTCACTGAATATGATCGTAATGCTCTTGTAGTTTTACGATGTGTAAGCACCGTCATATTTTCAACCTGTGCTTTACGACTGACATCAGGTGTAGTTTCATCGATAGGGTATATCGGATATCTTATGTTTGGAAATTCTAACATACGCTATACTGCGGCTGCTTTGATTGCATCCCGCATACCTCCTTTGTTTGTCATAAGACTTGATACGACTACATCAACTATCATTTGTTCGCCATCGAACTTAGTTTCTTGTTGTTGGCTATCAAGTTGTTGCCCAGATTGATTAATAATATTGACAATAACTTTGCTTGCAGCTCCGCCACCTACCAGACGCCGAGTTTCGCTTGCAGTATAAATGCGGTGTGATCCAGAGGATTGTAATAGTTCTGGCCCGTTTTCACCGACCAACATAAGTCCCGGGTTTGTTTTTCCTCCGGCAGCAAATCGATTCCCCGTAAACGCCGAACTAAACGAACTGCCACCGGCAAAGGACGATGTCCCTTTTGCAGCACCTAGTGAGCCAATACCACTTACTGCACCACCAAATAGCCCTTGCAACTTAGGCGTGATATATTGCTGGAACGTTAACTGAATCATCATCTTAATAATGGCGTTCGTCATATCCTTGAATATGTCCTTAATGCCTTTACTAAATGATTTCGTTCCTGTTGCCATAGCTTCGAGATTATTTGTCCATGCTGAATTGATAGAGCTCATCGTACTGTCAAAAGTTGATTTAGCAAGGTCCGCATAATTGGTAGTCTCTTGCTTATATTGGCGTGCGGCTTCTTGTAGGCTCGTTTTCAGACTGCGACCTGCAAGTTCCCATAGCTTCTGTTGAGACTCTAATAGGTTCTTTTCAATCTGCAGCCTTTGCGTAGCTGTTAACTGGGCCTCATTGACTTCACTACGTGCATAGTTAATATAGGTCTTTAACTCTTCAGCAAGTAGTGCATCCGCATCACTACGAGATAAGCGACCAAGAGTAACCATATTAGTTAAGTGGTCAACGGTTTCACTCGTTTGAGTGTATGCTAACTCTCTGATTTTCTGCTCGGTATCAGAAGCCAATTTTAGACGCTCTGCTTGAGCTTTCTTTTCAGCAAGTTCCTTGTCCCCTACTGCCTTTGTGTACTCACGTACGTTATCGTCAATTTGAGCTTTTTGCGCTTCAGCTTCCGCTTTGAGTAATTGCAAGCGGTCACCTGTGCGTTCAAGATCGAGTTTCTTAATATCCTCGTTCATCTTACGAACACGGATAGCTTGGTTACGTTCAGCTTCAGCAAGTCTCTTTTGATATAGCTCTTCATTCTTAGCTCTAACTTGGGCGGTTAGGTTTGACTCAGCAAGCTTCTTGGCATTTGCTGCACTGCCTGCTGTGTCTGCATAGGAGCCCGAAGTAGCGCCTGCTAATAAGCTAGTGTCTACGTACCCTGTAACAGCGCCAAAGTCACCTTCAACAGACGGCTTAGCAACTACTCCAGTACTAGAATTAGCTCCGGTATATCCGCCATTTCCGTCACTAATAACGATATGGTTATCCCCTAGTACTACAACTCCGTCTCCGGCTTTAGGAATGTAGCCATCTCCTGCATCATGCCAAGCACCTGCGGCTCTTGCTGCATCCATGATAGATGGGACGTATCGAGGTACGTCCTTACCAAATGCATGCAATACAGAATCAGAGAATAGCTTTCCACAATCCGTGGCCCAGGTACCATCTGCTCCTAACTTGTATGCCTTGCCGAGTTGTTCATTAGCTGCTTCTAGTACACCCGCAGCTTGTCCTGTAGCACCGCCTACGCTATTAAGCCCTGCTGCGGAACGAATAATATCTCGAATGTTCTTATTGTTCGATTCATATTGATTCTTAGCGTTAAGCTTATCGATTTCGTACTGGCTACCGTCAATCTCCAACGATTGGAGAGTTAGGCTTCGAATCATGTCGTTAAGACGTTCCACGGAGCTGGCTAATTTTTCAGCTGCCTGCTCCGCTTTCTTAGCGGCTGCTTCTTGCGCTTTAGCCGCCTTACCAGCCTCTTCATTCGCCATATTGATAGCTTCGTTATTCGATAAGCCGTTCTTAGCGTTCTCGATTTCCTGGTCTAACTTGGCTTGTTCCTCTTCAGCTTTCTTCTTCGCCGCATCAGCCTCTTCCTTAGCTTTCATGGCTGCGTCGATTTGAGCGCCTTCCTCCTTAGTGGCTAGGCGGTCATTTTTAATCAGTCCGAAGAAGGAACTATCCTCAACCCAGTACCGTCCGTCGTGGTTCGCCATGTAGGCTTCACTTGTGCCCTTATCGGAGTTCAGATTCCGATGGGCCTTCATACCATTGACTTCAACACCTAGATCAGTACCTTTGGTGCGCTCCTTGTATCGGTAGTCTAGCAATGCTTTGCCGGCTAACGCGATAGCACTGGCCAAAGCTACCCACGGACCTGCAGCCGCTAACGTAGCCAGTCTCATGAATTTCAATGCAGTCGTTACGGACTGAATTACAGTAACAGCGATACCAGCTTCAAAACTAAATTTCACTACCCCCGAGATAGCTTCCTTTTGCTCGGAGGACATACTACTATATGACTTTGTTAAGTCGATAGCCCATTGCGTGTAGTCCATAATCACTGGCAATAACTCTTGGCCAATCATGATGGCCAAACGCTTGCCGGTCTGATCCATATCCTTTAATTGGCGATTAAACTGCGCTGATTTCTTAGCCGCTTCATCGTCAATAATAAGCCCCATAGCACGTGCCCGGTCCTCGACTTGCTTCATCGCCTCTGCAGACATATTCAACATGCCATGGAGTTGGTACCCAGTCTTACCAAACAATTCCATTTCGACGCGAGTCTTTTCCGCGCCGTCCTTCATGCCTCTTAGGCGTTCTTGGATAATCTGGAATACTTCAAGAGTATTCTTCCCTTGAATCTGATCAATACTAATCCCTAACCGACTGAACATATCGGTCGCAAGCTTCCCCTCTGCGGAGGCCGTTTGCATTTTATCTTGTGCGATTGATACCGCCTTCGCAAACTTGGCAAACGCCGTAGTGCTTACGTCGGTAGCTACACCCATATAGTTGGCCACGGAGATAAAGGTACTAGCTTGTTCAGCGGCGGCACCTGTTAAGGACTGCATTTTCTTAACGGATAAATTCCAATCGAGTGCCTCTTTGGCGAGTTTAGAACCTAGACCGGTAATACCCGCACCAGCTCCAATGGTTAACATTTCTGTTTTTAATTTTGCTAGCTCTGCAACTGTACTCTTAGAGGCGGCTGCGATTTTCTCTAAACCGGCTTGCGTATTCTTATCGGTCAGTTGCACTACGATATCTACTACATTATTCGACATCCTTATTCATCGCCTCCATTTCTAATCCCTCTAATATCCACATGAGGTTGAATAACATCGGACCCAGTTTGATATTGTTCATTTCCGCTACATTGCGAATAGCCGGATAATCGAATCCAGCTAACCCCCCTGTGTGATATATACGTTGACTGCGTGATAGGGTATACAGTTTCATAGCCAATTTCGTACCAAATAATAGGTGTGGAGGATTGTATTCACACTCCGAACAGTCGAAGGACTGCCGGGTGGCGGATTGTAACTCCCTACACCCTTGGCAATACTTCGGACGGTCAGAGGACATCCACCCCCACACCTCTTTTAGTTTTTTTCCGTGTCAGCTTGTACCTGGAATGTAGCGGTAATAACTTTGCCGGCAAAGTCCATAGCTTCCTTGTCAGATACAGTATTAAGGTCCTCATCACTAAGGCCGTATACGTCCATCAAAATGAATCGCATAATGTCACGGCTACGAATGATACCTGCTAGTTGATCATCTTCTTCGACTGGACAATATACGAAATCCAACCCTGCCTTAATCAACATTTCACGTTCAGACCATGTGAGGGCTCTTGCTTTTAATTCCTTACCTTGAATCTTCATAGTTACCTCCTAATTAATTTGAATTAATACGCAGCTTGTGTATTTGTAAGTTCAAAAATGATAGCGGATTCTTCAGAATCGTCACCATAATATGCTTTGAATGGTAATTCGATGTTAACCCCTTTAGGGCCATCAATACCTGGAGAGTTACGTTCATAAATCAATTCTGGCAATTTAATAGCCAATGAATTATTGCCCTTAGTAAGCGTTAATTCTAAACTAGATTCTGTACCATTTACGGCTTTATTTAAAAGATCCATATTTTGGAAGAACGCTTTCAATGTGCCAGATACACTGGTAATACCGGTATCAATATACGTACGGAACCCTTTATTACCAATAGCATAAGAGTCACCATCCAAGCCGAAGTCAATGTTAAGGCTTAAGGACAATACGTTAGCTACTGTCACACCGCCCTCTTTGATTGTGGCTTCAAGATTTTCAAATGGTGTAAATGCTATTTTGGTAGGCGCCGTATCAAACGGAACGGCTGCCATAGCTTCTTTGCAGCCCATAACATCAATGGAAGCTGTTAACTCGGAGTCACCACCGAAGTTAAGTCCCATTTTATTCATCCGAACACCGCTAAACTGCTGATATGTACTAATATCCTTATAGCCTTGTTCGAAAGTTGCGGACGGCATATCCGGACCAATTTTGAACACGTGTTTATGTGTAGATCCTGCTCCGGCTGTAGATGTTGGAGCGCCGAACGCTAATTTTAGCCAATACCCAAAGCCGATTACATCAACCGGTGGAGTAATGCTACCGGATGTATCGATGTTACCTCGGCTAGGTGCTGCCGGATTTCGCGTACCTCGAATTACATTAGAATCATTTAGATTTTGACTTGCTTTTAACGAAGAGCTAATAATCGGCATAACCACGCCACCGGTGGACGGTGTAACGCCAAAGTCAGTCTCAAAAGCCATTGTCAATTTGGATTGTGCGCCTTGCGCACGTTTAGCTACTGCCATGTTATCCTCCTATTAATATTCAACGTGACCGCCAATTACGTGCGGTATCTCTATTGTGAATGTGGCCTTGCCTGGATACACAGGGCGCCACGATACATTATCCGTTTCATAGTCAATGTTAATGACTGGATAATTAGGGTTGACGGCCATAATACATTCAATTAGTAGCTGACCAAGTTCATCGGTTTCAAAGGCCCCGGTATAGGTAATGACACGGCCATTACGCTCCGCTTCCTTCCGATGTACACCCCATACGAGTTGGAGCGTATACGAATAGGAATCCGCAAGCCCCTCGGACTTATTATCCATAAGGACTATAACGCATGGGCAATCCTCCTCGAGGGGAGCCCCTGCATCGTCATACCCTACGAATATGGACAGGTCCTTACCGTACTTTGCTTGACAGAACTCATTGATACGATCATTATCCTTAATAGCCTCAACCCAACGATTCGCAATCACTGCGAGTGGAATTGTTTGCATAGCTACCTCACTTTGTATACCCGATTACTTGTACCCCATGAAGTATTTCCAAGTGCATACTCGCCGATTTTCTTTTCAAGAAACGGTACGAGTTTTGGTTGAAGGGCGTTACGCATTGGCCCGAAGGTTTCACGAGGTTTAATGGTGAAGGTCGTTTTTCCCTTGGCCAACTGGAACCCATGCGCAAATAATTTCTTACGCATGTTCTCTGTTATTTCCTTGGTGTAGCCCTTCTCTATCTGCTCCCCTAATTTCTTAGCAGAATTAGATAGCCATCCAACTTTGACCGATTCAGACTTAGCGTCGTACTGGTACCCTACGGCTCGGTACATCTTACCAAGAGGCGTATACCCAACTGTGCCGGCTTTTACACCACTCGCGATAAGTTCATCACGAGACTTATGCGTCCAGCCTTCGCGGTCAGCCTTACCGCCTTTTCGATAAGCCCTGCGAACCTTGGCGCCGAATGCTGCTTCGAGTTGTGCCCTCATAGCCGGTGGCATAAAGCTAGCATACTTCTTACCGCCTGGCGCTCCGGATTTGATGCCCTCCTTGATAGCCTTAGACATCATGAAGCCCATGGACTTCATCGCCTTACGCATCCAGTCTGGTTTCGTTTTAGCGATAAATTCAAGATACGGTGTAGCTCCATCATTAATGGTGATAGGCTCATTACTCATGGTCTCACCGTCCTTACATTGGCCACGATTTCCAGGCAGTGCATCTGATCGTCGCTATCGGATATATGATCTACGTACCACTTCTTACCGTGGATATAGATTTCATCCTTCGCCTTAGGGAGTGGTATGTCTTTGGTTCGTATCCATATCTTAGCCTTATCAGCTAAGCCGGTTACAAATCCTGAACCCTTGCCATCGTACTCACCGATTTCCACGCTCGCCTTGATGGTCTTACCTTCATATGTGATTTTCTCACCAAATGCCCCCAGGAGGACGTTTTCATCGTATGTATACATATTTGTACCTCATAGGTTTAACGGGGGCATGTGACCCCCGTCATCCTCATAATATAGATATTGCCTATGCACCAACTTTGACAGCTTGCACTAGCATAACGGTAACAGTATCTTGTGTAGCAGTTTTAGGTGCTACTGCGATGCCTAATGGGTTACCGCCAGTTTTAACAGCTTTATCTGTCAAGAAGTTAACTACGTCACCGACTTCAAAAGTATCGGCTTTGTTAGCAATTACTTGGAATACGCCAGTTACTTTAATGGCACCGACTTCACCTTGTTTCATATCAGTGATAGCCACGCCATGAAGAGCACCGGCTTCAACAATGTTACCGGCTTTGACTTCTGCGGTTGCAGTAATGTCAATGCGGTCAGTTTCTTGTACGAATTGTGTCATCATATATCGTTACCCCCTAATTATTTACCAGCATTTTTGTAAAGGCCACGGAAATCAAGCGCACGTACGCCTACATCCAATGCAACTTTATATTCGATACCATCTACATCAAAACCTTGACGAGTTTCTAAGCGTGGAGCTTCTACGCCGTTCAAGAATGTAGTTTCAATAGTATCGTGTTGAGTTGCATCCGCTACTAAATACCATGCGTCTGGGTCAGTGATTTCGGCGTCAGCGATAACAGTGAATCGACCTTTGTATGGGTTAAACACACCGGAGTTAACACCTGCCACGTCTGCAGTGGAGTTCATGAGTTGGTATGCTACTATTTCAAGTTCAGGTGGAACAATTAAGTATTTAGGCGTGATGTTAAGTGTAGCAGTGCCTTGGATACCCTTTTGACGGCGCATAGCAGTTACTGCTTTAGCAATAGCTTTGACGGATAATGCTTCGCCTGTGGATGCAACGTTACCGTGTTTGCTGTTAAACAATGCAACACCATCGTCCATCACTACGTCGCCTGTCAATTGTGCGTATACCATTTTGTTAACCAAGCGTTTAGCCGCGGATCCGAAACGAGTTGCGATAGCGGAAAACATACCAAGGTCATCGTTGATGATAGCTTGACGAGTTAAGCTGAATAATTTGCCGTAAGTAGCGACTTTAGTTCGTGCGGAAGCTTCCTTGAATGTCATAGCTTTGAATTGGCTACCTTCTGGAACTAATTCCAAATCACCTGCTTCAGACAATGCTACGCGTGTAGCTTCCTTGAAGTCGCGGTTAGATCCTTTACCCGCCCATAATTGGTAAGTAGTTTCTGCTTCGTTAAAGCCGTTCATTACGGATTTATTTGCCAAATTGGACATGATAGCAGGGAATGTGGATGTAGAGTTAATAGCTTCACGAGCCAATTCCAAATTATCACCAAAGTTAGCACGAAGGCCTTCACGTTGTAATGCTTCACGTGCCAATTCAACCAAGGAATGTGCACGTAATTCGTTAGCACCTGGTGCCGGTTCAGCTACTTGAATACCTGCCGCCATTAATACTGCATCTTGTGCAGCTGCACGGAATTTATCGGATTCGGATTCGCCCATTTTAACGGACACGCCTGCGTTACGTACGCGTAATTGGTCCATAACCATTGCACGTGCTTCGTCAACGGATTTGCCCAATACGATTGCTTCGTCTGCGCCTTCAACATCGAAATCGCGGAACATAGCAGTGATTTCGGAAGTACGTTTACGTTCTTCTTCCATGGCTTTTGCCAATTCTTCTTTTGTGATACCACCTTCAACTGGAGCGGATTTCACTTCTGGAGTTTCAGTCAATTTTTCTTTTTCATCCATACCTTTTTGTTCCTCCTGTGTGTCAATACTTGTATGAATTTGAATATCATCTGCACCGCGACCTACGCCGACCGTAGGGTCTGCAGGTACGGATACAATGCTGATTTCTAAAGGTTCCCAATCTGTGATGACGTATGCCGGGCCTGTGAAACGGCCATTCGTGGATGTAGTACTATCATCTTCTAACACTTCATAGCGTTTAATAGAGTAACCAACGCTAACACCTTGAAGCGTTCCGGATTGGACTTTCTTGAATATGGCATCGGATTGTTCATCTTCGTCAAAGCGTACTAGCGCTTTGCCTCGGTTATCTTCAATCCACACCTTTTCAATGTGCCCCACGACCGCATCACGATCATGGTTAAATAGCACGGTGCCTAAGCCATCATTAAATCTATCGAGATTGATACATTCTTCATCATGGCAAAGGATTTCATTGCCGAACCAACGGCCATATGGCGTTTCGGAGGAGAAGGAAAGTTCTACCGTCCGATTGTCGGAGTCGACTTGGTCAATCGTAGATTCACGGCAATAGTTACCTTGAACGCTACGTTTTTCGTTTTCGTCCATTGTTAGCCATCAGCTCCTTCCTGTGATTGTTGGACGTTATTGTCACTATCTGGGTCCATCAATGGTTGCAACTCACTGGAATAATCTAGTAACACCCCTAGCTCCTTGGCTCTATCCTGTTCGAGTTTCCGTTGTTCAAGAACTTCCTCCCAATCACGCCCAGATGCTGCGCACACATCCTCTAAGGTTGTAAGGCCGGATTTGATAGCTTCCTTATTTGCGGACACTTCCTTAACTGGGTCTATCCATGACCACCCTGGTGCGAGCCAAGATACCTCTTGGTACTTGTCCTTATTCGCCAAGTAGTCAGATGGTAGTTCACCGGCTAGGTACAATGCGTCAATAAAGGCTTTCCAAATCGGCATGCAAAAGTGTGCGATAACAAATGCTTGCCATTGTCGGAAGGTCTTTTGGTCCTCTAACAAATTTTGCCTTGCTGCTGAGAAGTTACCTGATATATTACGAGCCACGATATCCGCGCTCATTCCTAGACCGGAGGATATTCTCCGTGTCTGAGTTGCCGAGTATTCACTAGCGGTCCCTGCGTTACGTTTAGGGTCTGCAAATTCAATGGATTCACCCGGGCTAAGGTGTCTAACCATACCTGGTGCTAATGTCATATTAGGACGTCCTTTAGTATCCCGTGGTAGCATCGCCGTTTGACGTGCTGAATTTTGAGACGTTATGAACGCGCTATAACAGGCGGATACGCGTGCAGCAATTAGGTCTGCATCCATATATTCGTCGATATCGTGGATACGGCGCAGGACTAATGCCAGGTGACTCATCCCTCGAAGTTGAGAGGTACGCGTAGGCTTGAATAATAAGAACGCCTGGTTAGTAGTTAGCCGTAATGCGTCGAAACTGCGTAACCCCATTGGATCACTTTGATATACGTGATACGCAACTGGTCTCCCATATTCGTTAACCTCCACGCCGTTGATGATGTTATTCTTACCATGTTGTAAGCTAACCGCTCCGATATTCTCCGCTTCAATTAATTGAATCGATAGCGGAAGGTATTCGCCTTGTGCGGTTTTGTTGACCAGAATTTCGCCATCATACAGCATCCGTCGTAACGCGATAGACTGCAATTCGTAAAAGTTAGACATGCCTCGGACGTCCGCGTTTTCAGCTTCAGTCCATTTTGACCATGCTTTTTCGATTTGGTTGTTAAGGTTTGTATTTAACTTACCTTTACCGCTTCTTACCTTCGCCTGTGGCTTAATTCCAACGCCAATAACGTTACGAATTAAAGCCGTTACTACAGACTCCGCTAAGTCGCTGTTCATTTCAGCTGCACGAGCTCGACCTCGAATAAGATCACGCGCTCCGGTAGCCAACTGTTCGGCTGTACCATAAGCAGGTTGCCAGTTACTGCTCAATCGGTCCATTGACGCCGCATCATATTTGCGGATAGCCTCTCGTGCTGCGATACGATTAAGCGCCCTTTCAGGACTAACCCAACCGATTACCTTATCTAAGATATTCATCGTCCACCCCATGTCACGTATGCATCACTCTGGAAGCCGTTTGCTTCCTCATGAACACGTTGCATTAACGTTTGTTCTCGTGCGTATAACACAGGAAGGTCAATCGCTTTGAACCGTTTACCGCCAATCTGTAACTCGGAATATCCTTTTGTTTCGATATCCTCGATGACTTCACGGATACGATCCAATTGTTCATTTACATCGCTCATGGTTCACCTCCTTATCTAAACCAATGGTTCGTATTACCCATCCATGCACTATAGTCGATTTCTGCAGTGACGGGACCGGATTCGTCATATCCCGCGAGCTCCGTTAAATACTTCACCCCTGCAATGTCTGCTACCGCTGCATTGTATGTACATGTATCTAGCAAGTGATTCGTAGGGTGCCCCGTGAGCGGTTTCCACTGCACAGTAACTTCACCTGTTTTCACATTGCGGATTTCTTGTTTTTCTTCCGACCGGAGATGGTCTGTATATTCTTGAGGACAATCCTTGAACAGATGGATTGTACCTAACCCATCAGTTGGCCGTACCATCCGAGCAAATATGAAGTCCTTCCAGTAGTCCGTATTAAGGACGTACAATTTAAGGCCTCCGATAACGCCCTTTTCAACACTTGACATTGAGTACGGCGCCGTCAGTGTCTTATGATTTGACGACCCTTTTAACGGAATACATATTTCAGGGAACCTTGCACAGAATTGGTACACCTCGTCCGTTCTAAAGCCTGAGTCAATGCCAGCCTTCATCACCTGTCTAGGTTCGCCGTATTCTGTTGGATATTCCCTGTTGACTATGATTTCCTCTAGGTCGTCCCAGGTACTGGCTTGGCCATAATCGATGAGGTAGGACTTCACGCCTGGTGCGTATGCCCTAACCTCCCACCAGAAGTGGTCTAGCTGTACGTCAACGCTAGCGATAAGTAGAGTTGCTTTATCGGGTACTACACCTCGGTCATAGGTTGATTCCGTGAAATGTAGCGCTTGCGTACTCTTCGTCTTAGCGCTACGCCAAGGTTCAGCTAGCCAAGAGTTGATAAAGTTCATAAGCAGGTCTGGGAAGTCTTTTGAAGTAAAGAACTCGTACGCAACTCTCCCAAAGGCTACCCATGGAGAGTACAAAGACGATAAGTGATAGCCAACCGAACGAACTCGACAATCAGGTTTGTTTTCGGTTCGCCATTCCCCTTTGCGTAGCATATCCATTTTGTGCTTATCGTGTATCGCTTTCTTACAGTGCGCGCATTCATAATAGGCGGTGTCCCTGATGCGGTCATTATTGCCTTTAGCCTCATCGGGCCATTTAATCTGCTTGAACACGAGTTTTTGATACTCACCACAGTGTGGGCACGGTACGTAGTACTCTTTCTGTGCATGAGCTTGCTTGAAAGCGGTCCAGATATTGCCATTCTCAACTGTTGGAGTTGATACCATCACGTGTTTGGCATCAACGAACGTTTTAGTACGCTCTGTGGCTAGCTTAATCGGATTCGCTTCCTTACCAGAAAACACTGGGTACTTATCGACTTCATCGAAGAACACATACTTGATAGCCCTTGACGCTAGGCTCGATGGGGAGTTAGCACCGGACAATACCATATAATTTCCCGTATTGAAATTAAGTTCTAACTTAGAACTTGCGTTCTCGTCATACATCTTGGCCAAAGGCTCGGAGTTTGTGATCATTGGCTGAACACGTTTATCACTATTGAACTTGGCCAGCGTATCAGTTGGATATACCATCATAGCCGGGGCCTTGGATTGATGAAGTGCAAACCCTATCATGTTGAGTTCAGCTTCTGTCTTACCAATCTGTGCGCCAAAACACAGTACAATCGATTCAATTAAATCGTTGTTGAGCATATCCATAGGCTCTCTTAAATATGGAGTCCGGTGCGTGTGCCATGGCCCTGGTTCTGCACTAGTGCTTGGGAGTACTCTGAACTTATCGGCCCATGTGGAAACGGTGTACCGTTCCGGAGGCTTGAAAGCTTCGAGTTCTTGCGCCGTCCACGTAAACGATGTACTAGAATTGTGCGATGAATTGTAATGACATTGTTTATTCGGATTCCTTAAATTTTTGGAATTAACTTTTCTTCGCTTTCGTGTAGACGCCGTCGCGCGCGTAGCTTTCGAGGTACTCGTTGACACACTCATTCACCGTCCTCTCTACAATCACCCTTGTTTCTGCATCTGGAAATTCTTTGCTAACCGCTTTGGGTAACAGACTAAGGGATGATTTCAATTCGTTAACGCGTCCAGTCCATTCACGAGTTACATCCTCGGCAGCAATATATTGGCCTTCAAGAACTTCGTTCATTCGCTTTTCGCGTTTCGCTTTGGCTTCTTTGTAATCAGCCTCAGCTTCAAGTTTTCGTTGAGCAGCGGATTTCGTTCCATCCTTATCCTTTGACATTCCAAGCCAAACAAGAACTTCACGAACGTTCCACCAACCCGTTGCCACCTTCGGCATACCTGCGCGATTGTGGCGTGATATCATTTCTGGGCCGAGGTCCAGTATTTGACATAGCACTTTTGTGGTAACAATGATCTCGCCATTGTCATCGAACTTGACTTTTGGTCTTTCAACGGCCACGTTTGGACCTCCTTCCTTAAATGTCTATTAGTGTGGTACTTTCTACTTGAAAAAATTTTTCACAGGCGGACAAACATCGCGCGGAGGCGACCACCGGCGATTTTTCGTCGAGGAAGTACCTTTTTGTTTCAAAAATTTTAAAAATAATTTCGATTCTATTTAGGGTATTTCTTTTCTAATTAAAGCTAACAAAAAGGACTACGCGGTTGTTCGTAGTCCTCATTGTTTCGCTTCATTTGTGGGCTATTGCCCAAGGAGAGAAGTGTAAGTACATGAAGGTAATCACTATGAACGTACCCTACAGTGCGTGGGCACGGCGCTCGTTTCCGTATCCACACCCATAAGGTAACACAAAGTGCAACTATCATTTCATATCATGTTTTAATTTTTATCAAAAAGTTTGCAAAAAGACTTGACAGCCATTTTTCTAATGCGATACACCTGAGGCTCGCTGTAGTGCATCGCCTCAATGACGTCCTTCATGCCAAGGCCAAAGTAGTAGCGGTACTCAAGGAATGTACGCTCACAATCACTCGGCACTTGATGGATGATAGCCCATAGCTCATATCGTTCTCGTGATAGTTGCCTTGACTCTTCAAGCAGATCATGATACGCCGTCTTGAGATTTAACTGTTGCTCTTCAGTGACAGGGTACTCGCTACGTGCTTCTTGCTCCAAACGTTGCAAGTGTGACTCGACGTCAGTTAGTCTCTTATGGCTATCCATCAATCGTTGTAACTTACATACCCCCGGATGTATCCCCTTACGCGTACGTTTACTCATACGATTACACCTTATCAATACTATCCCGTGTCATATATAATCCATCCCTTCTACAATCTTATACAACTCATCGACTTCATCCTCTATTGTTTCCAAGGTGTCGGTAGCTTCATCCCAGCGCTCGTCATGATACCAAGGATACGAATATGTCTTATCATCGAACTGGTCATTACCTGCTTCCTTATATTTACGGATGACTTCTTCGCTTCGTACATATGCCATCTCGTACTGTTCTTCCAAGTAGTTAACATATCGAACAGTAACTATGTATAAGTCATCCAGGTAATGCCCATGGTCGTGTAGCAGTTTCTCGAAACTTGCACTGGTATGCATAGGCTACTCTCCAGTAATCCAACTTAAGAACACGCCTGCCTTCGCTAAGTCCTGAACTTCTTTCGCCGGATCCTTACGACCTGCTCGAAGGGAATACTTTAATGCGTTACCCTTGCACCAACCCTTAAACTCTTCCGGTGTCAATACCGCACGAATGACGTCAACACTCTCAACGGTTAGACCTGGCAAGGTGTAATGCTGTGGATGATGTACCGCATCGTTCATCGTCTCGTTAAGCGTACCATCAACCACAGGTACATCTATTGTAGGTGTTTCTGCTACTTCCGGCTTAGTCTCAATCTTGCTGTACTGCTTAGCTTTATCCTCATCCGTTGCTACGACGACTGTTGGCTTTGTTTTAGGCTCAGCAGGTTTCACCTTAGATGGCGCCTTATATTCATGTTTTAAAGCCTCTCGACATTCCGGGCAATTGACAGCAGGTCGACCTTTGCCAGTTTGCTCGAACTCCTTACCACACACCTTACAGGTAGTCATCTTAGGCGATGGCTCTTGTGTAGTAGGTGGCGCTTCTGTCTTTTTACTGTCTTTTACTGTGTCCTTACTGTCTCGTCCCTTGATGATATCCATGATATCGTTGAACCCTTCCTTACAGGTAGGGCACTCTTGTTCGTTACCGGTAGCCTTGAATAGGCTCCCACAAGTCTTACAAATTCTGCTCATAGTTTAACCTTCCTTCTTGGTACATCGTAAATAATATTCCCGCTCATCCATAACCATGAAATCGGTCACGTGAAATGCTCCTTGTATGCACTTATCAAAATTAACCATTCGTATTTCATCATTTCCATCAACCCTAAATGGATTTTTATAAACAGGTTGCCATGGAGTTTTAGCCAATTCTCTCGATATCGTGGAATATACTTGACGCCAAGTTATCGCAGATATTCTAGCGCCATCATGAATAAGGTCTATCACATCTACACACGCACTTGATATCGGCATAACTAGCCAACCCACAGGTTTGTATAATCCGACAGGGTTCATATTTCCCTGCACATACGCTATTAGTTTCTTCATAGTGTTATCCTTTCACATACTTATCAATCCGCGCCTTCAATGACTGAAGGACATATTCTTGTGCTTCGTCTTTCTTTTCTAAGGCTTCCATCATATCCTCATCCCGTGTGCCTACGGAGATAAGGTGATGGATGATTACCTTTTCATTTTGCCCTTGACGATGCAAACGCTTGTTCGCTTGTTGGTATAATTCAAGGCTCCAATTAAGCCCGAACCATATTACATGATTACCACCATCTTGTAAGTTAAGCCCATATGCAGTTGATGCGGGATGTGCTAGCAGTACATCAATCTTGCCGGCGTTCCAATCGAACTCTTCATCGGCGCCTTTTAATTCACGTACACGCAGATCCGTTTTCGCTAGGGCCTCCTTCAACCTAGCACAGTCATGTTTGAAGTTATAGAACACTAACGCCGGCTTTCCGTGTAGCTGTTCGATAAGCTCCATGAAGGCTTCTATCTTGCAATCATGAATTTCATGGACATTCCGTTCATCATCATACACAGCGCCGTTGGCCAACTGTTGGAGTTTGTTGGATAAAGCGGCCGCACTCATGGCGGTGATTTCTTCATCTGCTCCAAATACTTCAAGAACTGCATCACGTTCCATGCTTTCATAGGCTTTCTTGGCCTTAGCATCTAAGACGACTGGGACGGTGTCATACACAATTGGCGGTAGGTCTAAGTAGTCACTGGCTTTCATTGATATACATAGTGGCGCTATCGCTGACATAAGCGCATCATTGGTATTCGCCTTTGGCTTATAGCTATATATCACATCACGTCCCCGTTGACCCGGGTCAAAGTAATGCTCTCTAAACGCTGTGTATGTCTTACCTAATGTCTGCCCTCGGTCTAGCAAGTAAACCTGGGCCCATAAGTCAATCAACCCGTTCGGTGATGGTGTACCTGTTAACAGCACCATTCTGTTGATATGGTTATACATATTCGATAAATCCTTAAATCGTTTGGCACGATGAGATTTAAAGGAACTTGATTCATCGACTACCACCATATCGAATGGCCACGCGTTCTTGTAATAGCTCACTAACCAGGATACATTCTCCCGATTGATGATGTAGATATCCGCAGGAGTATTCAACGCTTGTATGCGTTTCTTTAACGGACCTAGTACTGTGGATATTCTAAGAATACCAACGCCATCCCATTTAGCCGCTTCACGTTGCCAGGTTGCTTCCGCTACCTTCTTAGGCGCTATGATAAGCACCTTCTTAACTTGAAAGTAGTTGTATTTCAATTGGTAAATAGCTGATAGGGTTATGATTGTCTTACCTAGGCCCATATCAAGGAATAGGCCAAGCTTATTTTGTTTGACTACCCTATCGATACAATACTTTTGATAGGGATGTGGATTAAATTTCACTATAGCCCCTCCTAATCCTTAACTGTGCATCCGTACTTTGCCTTTTGCATCTTGTGACGGATCTTTCGCACGGTTGTCATGATATATGACTGTACATCGATATCATCATGGTCTTTCGCTTTTTCATATTTACTAAGTAATTTGTACAAGCTGTAGTCAGAACACATTCCATGACATCCTGGTGTTCGCCGGTTACAATCCTTACACGGAACTCTCGCCATGAATACCACCTTCATTCGTTAAGTAATCCTTAACGGCTTCAGGGCCGTAAAGGATGTAAACGGTCTGCAGTAGGCTCAATAATTTCTTGCACTGCACATCCTGTAGGTGACTAAGTCGACCTCGGGTTGTTTTCAGTTCTACAAACTGCACTGTACCATCTGGCCATATCACAATCCGATCAGGCACCCCGACATTGCCAGGCGATACAAACTTATAGGCCTTACCGCCCAACTCTCTAACGCCCCGAACCAATTTCTGTTCGACTAGCTTTTCAAGCATCTATCACACCTCCATTTTGAGATTATCATTTACGCAAGGTAACAAAGTTACACTTTTTTTCTTTACATATAGATACATACCCTATTTAACCCCGTTTAACCCCTATAACGTACTTAAATATATATATTTCTACTACATATATATATAAATGTTACCTTTATATATAATAAGCACTATAAATATAGATAAATACTAGGTTTGTTAAGGTAACATTCTAGGTAACATTCCAGTAACATTCGGGTAACATAGTAACATTCTCAGGTAACATTCTTTTTGAGAATGTGGGGGGTATTTTCAGGAATGTTACCTTCGAAAATTACATCAATCCAGGTATAATTGAGAATCCTCTTTGGGCTCCATAAGGCCCAAATTTTTTCATCGAATCAAACCTCATTAAGAATGGAATGTTGTCTAAAATTTGATTAAGCTCACGGCTGTCCGACTTCTTCATCCAAGATAATGGACGTCCAAAACATTCAACCCATACTTCTGCAGCGCATACCCTGTCACGGAATACTAGCACCTGTCCAGGTACCGCATGTGTGCCCGACATAAACATGTCACGTGCTTTAGGAGACATCGTGCTCCAGTTCTCAGGTACTTTCTGTTTCAAGAACTCAGCTACCACACCTGCTTTAGCATTTCCTTCCATATGGCTTTCACGTGCTAAATTTGCAAGGCGTAGAACTTCCTCATTATCTTCAATAATTAAGCTTTCCCCTTGACGGTATCTAGCTTTGGCTTCCGCCCACAGCTGATCCACTTCACCGGGTAAATTCTTAAATACGTTTTTTGTTGGTTTCTTTAAACCAAGCTGAACCGGCCAAAATCTGCGGTTACCAGTAATATCCTTTAAAAACTCGTGTTGATTAGTGGAACCAAAGAATACGCATTGACGAGGGTATTCTTCCGTGCGTCGGCCATATGCCTTACGGAATACGTCAACCTGACGAGATAAGAATTGTTTCGATGCATTTTCTTCCGCCTTTGAGTATCCGGCCATTTCACCGCCTTCAACTAACCAACTATTTTGAATGCTTTCTGCAGCTTCTTTACCATCAAACGTGTTAAGCCCATCAGCGTACCAATCCTTGCCCATGAGACGGATAAGAGATGATTTCCCTATCCCTTGGGCCCCGACTAATACCGGCATGGTGTCATACTTACATCCAGGTTCGTAGGCACGTGCTACTGCAGCAACGAAGGCCTTGCGACCTACTGCACGTGTGTACACATTATCCTCCGCGCCTAAATAATCGATAAATATCGTATCTAAGCGTTCCACACCATCCCATGTAAGACTATCTAAGTAATCGGTTACCGGGTTGAATGCGTTTTGTTTCGCGATCAGTAGCACACTATCTAATACTTTATCTTTACCTGTGATATCAAATCGGTTTTCAAGATACCACTGGATACCACTATCATCCGTATCAGTCCAGATACGTTTGCCGTGTTCTGTTAGGGCCCACGGTAAGGCGCCCATAGCCATATATCGACTACCGAACTTATCATATGCGATACGTCCTTTGAGCGCGGGATCATGCGTTAATATCAAAAGGATATTATCACGCGTTTTCTTCAGTACATTATTATCGCTATACTTGAGACCAGCGGACTTCATCCATTCGGTTTCGAGTAATACGTTGGCGTCAAGGTCTGTCACATCGGTAGTATTAGATTTACTTATCGATTCCTGAAACACATTCGTAGCGGACTCACGCGCCCGTTCTTGCCGGATGCTAATAGCCACCTCTGAGTCCTCAAAGGCAAGCTTACTCATCGCAAGGAACGATGGCATCTTATGTGGCGGTGTGCCGTCCTTAGCGGTCTCGTCAAGGTCATGGAACTTATGTAATCGAACCAGGTCAAACGCATTAACCAGTTGACCTCCGCAAGGGTCCGTATTGTGATGAGAATATAAGAACTTATTATCATCGTAGATGACCGCACCACCAATGGTCGAACCCTCGACATACGTTAGCCGATCATGAGAACCATCAACATAAGAATATGCATGAGGTAAGAACGTATCGATGGCTTCACGAATACCATACTGTCTACAAAAGGCACCAACGATACCATGCTTAGTTAACGGGTCTTGTTGCTTCGTAAGAAGCTGTTTGACTCGAACTGAAGTCTCAGAACCAGGAACCTGTGGCCATGACGCCACGTCTCGCCAATCGGGATATTCCGCCAATATGCCATCTGCAGATAAGAACGGCTTATCCGCAAATCGGAATACATATTGTGCATCACTTGAGCACCCTGGCCAGTACATTAGCCTCGAGGCCTCGAACGTAGTCGAGTCCATCATGCCGATGCCGATTAAGCTGGCCACCTTACGAGCGATTGGCTCGTACTCATCAGGTGTCATGGTGCGGTCAGTAGGAATAACTACACGTAACCGAGGACGATGTGGCGTGTGCGACCGTGTACTGTATATGACATACGCCATACCTAAACTATCCACTGTACGCACTACATTATCCGTTTGACCAGGCTCTATGGCATCAAGGTCCAGTGTAATAAGGTCACGACCGGTGACATTAATCGCCTTACGTTGTAAGCCGATTAAGCTACCACCTACGAAGCCCCCGATATCCTTTAACTTAGCCTTTACTGACTTTGGCAGTTGATGATACTGCTCAACTGTCTCCGTAGTACGCTGAGGTGTGCGTAACCGTTCGATAAACTCGGACCACATCAGCTCCGTTTGAGTCCATTGTTTAGATGTGCGACTTTGGCCGACGCTAATTATTAATTTTTTATCGTTGATCATATGGCCACCGCCCTGTCTAATCCTTCATATAATAATCGCTGGTAAATCCGGCGGCAGACAGGTGTAACCCTTCCGCCCAGGATATCGGAGCCCCAAATATCGCGTTAACCTTATCAAGTGTTTCATCCTTACCTTCGGCCGGGGTTTCCATAACCGCTTCATCGTGGATGTGCATGGTAATCGGATACCCGGCTATCGTTAATCGTCTCAACGTAACTGCCAGGCAGTCTCGAGCTATGGCTTGTGTAATGTTTTCGACAAGCTTTCCACCGTAGGTACTATCATCCACCCATGCGTTGTTGAATTGCGCCTTAAAATGAACGGCGTCCTTACCGAATTGATTTTCTTTGATATATGCCCCTGGATAGAATAGCTTCCGTCCGCTAGGTAGTTCTATCGTCATGTAACGATAGCCATATATCGGATCAATTTCTAATCGAAATATAATGCCGTGGTCTATCCCCATAGGGTTGCCAGTTGTTACCGTGTACACGGCAGCGTTTTCCACCTGGTACCATAAATCTCGAATACGTGGTGACGCTTCGCGCCATAACCTTACAATGTCCGGAAGTTCTTCTTCCGTAAGCCCCATATCAAGAGCGCCCATAGCCTTTAATGCATTGACTCCGCCTTGATATCCAAGGGCCAGTTCGGCGACCTTGCCCTTTTGACGAAGGTGCCCATTTTCGCCGTGCTTTACCACAGGAACGCCAAACATCGATGATGCCGACGCGCAGTATATATCGCCGTCATGGGCGAATACTTGTTGACGCCATTGCTCACCACTTAGCCAGGCTATCACCCTAGCTTCAATGGCTGAAAAGTCAGCCACACATAAGGTCTTACCCTCTGGGGCAATAATCGCCGTACGAATTAATTGTGAGAGTGTATCAGCTACATCACCATACAATAGCTCAAGACCTACTCGATTACGATGTGTCACGATAGAACGTGCGACATCGAGCGTTTCAATGTAGTTTCTTGGTAAGTTTTGGACCTGTATAAGCCGTCCTGCCCATCGTCCAGTACGATTAGCTCCGTAAAACTGTAACACGCCTCTGAGGCGATAATCTGATCCCCAAGATTCTTCCATCTTGACATACTTTGATACGGATGATTTGGCCAGTTTCTTACGTAAGGTAAGCACACGTTTGGCCACTTGATTAATATTACTCTTAAGAGCACTATCAACTGTATCCTTCGTTAGATTAGGCAGGTTAGCCCCTGTGTTGGTGTTAATCCAATTGAGTAAGGCTTGCGTAGAATTAGGATTGGCCAAGCGTGTAATTTCCTGAGCTTCCTTTGTAAGGATGTTCGTGTTTTCTTCATCGATACATAGTGCTCCGAGGACGAGGTCATGGTCGATAAGTACACCACGGTTATTGATTTCAATATCGATGTACCAATCATTCCATGTCTCATCTGGTACAGGGAACGACGCGAGCCGTTTGTAACATTCCATTTCAGTGACTACGTCTTGTCTGTTATATTCGACATACGTTCGCCACTTTTCAGGCTCATGGTGTGGTAGGTTACGAGTTCGACCGCCGTTAGATTTAGTCGGGTTACAAGGAATACTAAAATATCGGATTAACGCTTTACCGGCTTTATCCTTGAGCTTATTTTGAGGTAAGCCTAAAGCCACACCTAACTTAGCAAGGCCCATAGGATACCCTAAATAGGCTCCATGAATCATCGTGCATTGCCACTGCCGTAATGGAGTAGTATATCCGGCTTTGTTTAGACAGGTGATTTCAAATTGTGCATTGTAGGCATGTTTAATGACCTCCGGATTTTGTAAGTCTGCAATCACCGCATCAGGAATTGTTTCACCTTGCGCTAGATCCACAACTTCAACCTGGCCAAAGTCGTACGCATATGCGAATAGGAGGATTTCAAAATCCTCCGCTTCGACATATTTGTAAACACCTGCGCCGATGTCATTGGATGAGAACGTTTCAATATCAATGTTTAAATGGCGCATAATGGCCACCTATTACATTGGAAGGCCAGTAACAGGGTTGATAGCTGGCGCTGCTTCAGCACCACCGAACACATTAGCAGCACTTCCTTGAGGAGCACCGAATACGGATGCAGCGGATGCAGGTTGGCCACCTCCAAGAGGTTCGCCGTCACGTACTTTTTGTACAGGACCTAATCCGGCAGAGATACCACTGGATTGGTTGTTGTAGAAGTAGAAGTTGACCAATACATTCGCATACATGCCAGAGTATACTTGACCAGGTTCAGTAAGAGGCTGGCCTTGAAGGTCGACTACTTCCGGCTTGAATTTCATGGATTGAGACGCATTGAATACGTAATGACCTTTACATTCTGGGCCGTATTCTTTACCGCCTGGAGTATATCCATCACCATCATGAATTGGTGTTTTAGGTTGAGCCGGCACTTTTGCACCATGTTTTACACGAGCATCGGCAATTGCTGCTTCAATAGCTTGACTAATTGCTTGAACTTGTGCGGTGTCAGATTTAGGTACAAGGATCATCGCGCTGTATTTAGCTTCACTAAAATTGTTAGGGTTGGTATAGGGTTCAAGTAAATGAACAAAGGAAAGACGTACATTTTGTAAAAGAACTTCTGTTGGTTTGCGTTGGAATGCCATAATTAGTTACCTCCATTATTGGTATTAAATACTTGCGCCGCACTAGGTTGGTTAGTGATACGGGGGCGCTTATCCGTATCAACTACAAGAGTAGGTTTGCCTGGATTCTTAACGACCTGGTCGCCTACGAGTTCATTAAATTCTTTCTTACCGATAGCTTTTTCAATCTGAGCCAATGTAAGAACCTTACGTTCATAGAGGATAGATTCATCTACCCCACCATTGATAAGTGTTTGAATGGCCGTATCACCATCTTGGAACACGCGAGAACCTCTGCCCTCTACGGCTTTCCAACCTGGCACCTCTGCACCGGCTAAGGATTCAGATAGGGCGTATTCCTTGATGTCTTTGTACCAGGATTCGATATCCCTGCCATGTTCTAGGTAAGTACCTAGTTCTTCAAGGCTAATCAGACGAGGGTCTTGATGCGTGAATACGTGCATAGCATCGAAATGCTCACATCGTGTTCGACATTGAGCCTTTGCCCTACAGAACCCACACCAGGCACCCGCCTCAAACGTGTGGCCTTCCATTTCGTAGGCCTCCTTAGCTTTTGGCGCGACTACCTCCTCACCCCATTTACGGAGGTCATCGGAGGACATTTCAAACTCTGAAATGTTGTTAACACGAGGCTGTACAATGGTCATCTTGATAGTGTTGAACTTATATAAGAGACTGTAATCGTGCATCGCACCGAGTGCGTATAACATCATTTGCGGGTTATGATCCGCATCAACTACAACACCTTTACCGTGTTTATAATCAATGATGTGGAGCGTATCACCGGCTAAGATAATGCAGTCCGCAGTACCAAAGCCTTCAGGTACATACTGGCTAAAGTCAACACGTTTTTCGATAACCACTACTGGAGCGACCTTGTAACTTAACATGATAGACTTGATATATTCAAGATATACATCTGTGGTTTCATCCATTTCAGTGGCCCATAACTCATTCTTTTTGATTTTGTTATAAGCTCTTGTGTAAGTACCTTTGGCCATTGCGGTGGTGTATTTCTTAAGCTTTAATTCGCATAGCTCATGCGCCAAGGTTCCTTCTTTAGCATACTCAGATGTAGTATCCGGGAAGGTCGCCTCTAAACGAGGCGCCCCGGTGCAGTGTAACCATCTATGCGAACTTGATGCGCTTAGTAGCGCATGACTAGCCATTAGATTCTAGCCCCCATGTTACGAAGGTCAACTACGAGATTAGGGAATTGATCCTTTGGAAGCTCAGGAAGGCTTGCTACTTTGTACTTTTGCATTAACCCTACAATTTCATTTGTGCGACCTGCGTCCATTAATGGTTGTAATGCCACTTGAATTTCTTCCAAGGTGTATTCCTTGACCGGCGCCACAGGTACCGCTGGTGTAGCTGGTACTTGCTGTGGCCCCGGAGTAGTTGGTACCGACACAGATGTCGGTACCACAGGCGGCGCTACTGGAGCAGGTTGAGCAACTGGAGCCACCGGTGCAGGTTCAGCTGTTGCGGGTACCACAGGAGCTGTGGGCGGTTCTTTCGTCGTAGGTATATTACTGTAATTTAAGAACGTTTTAAGTTCTTCACAAAGGGATACATAATTTTTTGCTTCAAAAGTGATTCTGATCATAATTTCCTCCTAAGATAATTGTTGACTAGGTTTTGTAATATTAGGTTTATCAATACGATCCATAATCGTACCGCGTACGGCTTCTGCAAACTTGTGCGGGTCACTACTACGGCCCTGAGCGATGGCAACGACTGCTCCAGCAAGCATCGAGGCCAATATGATTTCATTTGGTACCGATACTGCGCTTTTGCATTTGCACACTTTCATATCATCGGATAAAGTCATATTAATAGAGAACGTGTATTTCTTTTGATTTTTCATAGTAACCTCCTAAATAACACCGTGAACGTGTAGCAGCATGAGAACACAAATACCTAAGATGATGAATACGACTTGGCACGCTCTAGTCACCCAGGTATCAATTTTAGTAAGTCGATTAGTAATAATCTTTTCACGTTTAGATTGTTCCCGTAGAGACTTACTTACATCCCACGGACTAGGCGGAGCGGTTTTACGTGTCTCAGGCGAAATCAACTGCTCTATTGCAGAATCTTTCACTATCCGTTTTCTTCTATTTTTCCGAGCCATACTCATCATCCCCTATGTAATCATTGAATACTGTATTCTTTAGAGCTCTTCGGTCTGCTTTATCCATAAACAAAGATTCTAAACTTATACGGGCTTGCAATAACTCGGCCAAGATAACCGCCTTGCCAAAGGACATCGATTTATTGGTGCCCCTGAGATGGCTGTATAGGGTTCCATAGTGCATCCCGCATTTATCTGCAATCTCTTTAACGGATAATCCCTTATCAGCTAACACCTTACGGAATACTCCTGGCTTAATGCGATAGCCAAATCGGTTGCCCCAGGTCTTTTGCATAATCGAGCATGGCTCAAATATGAAATCAATTTGTTGGCCAAGTCCTTTTGCGACTAACCTGGCAGTACTCACACGTACAGGTTGATATCTCGAAATCTTAACTAATGTCGTGGAGCTAACTCCGATGACTTTAGCGAAACTACATAGCCCGTACGGAGTGTTGTAGTATATCAGCATTTTAAAGTCAAAATCACGCTTCAACCGCATCATAGGGACGATTGGTTTCTTTACCCTCATCGTTGTCTCCTTTTGAGCCGTCTGATTGTTTGCCCTTGCTCGGCCACAATCCATAGGGCCACACCCAAGGCGCATTGGACGAAATACTGAGTAAAGTCTATGCGGTCAATCTCGAGGCTACCAACGGAGCCCATAAGGATTAGCCCCGCAATAATTTTAAGAAATGCATGCATGATTAAATGCCTCCTTGATGTACTCTTCACTTCTCCCTGTTCGAGCCAGGAATGTTTCAAATCCGAACCGGTCAATGACGAAGGTTCGTTTCTTGCCTTTGCCGTAACAATAGGCGAAGGCTTTGTAATGGTTATTAGCGATGCCCTCTCTAACCGCTGTAAGGGTTAGGCCTAAAACGCTAGCCATTTGTTTCACTGTAATGGTGGGGTTCATAGTAGGATTAGCACCGTTACAAAGTATATGATGGCAACGACTAACGTTACAAAGGATAACAGTCCGAGTATTCGGTTAAACCAGAGGTCGTACTTGGCGGTTTTTGGTGTTACTTGGACAATAAGGTTTTCGATGGTATATTCATCTTTTTCAGTATTCATAATTACCTCCTATACCGGGTCAATGCCCCAATAATCATCCTCTTCAGATGCATCAACTTGTAAGTGTTCAAGAATTTTGGCGATTGTTCGAACCGATACTGGTCTACCATTACACGCCGTATGGATTGTGCATGGTGAAAGCCCTGTCATAGTGGCTAGCTCTAACCGAGACACGCCAAGTTCCTTCATCCGACGAGCGAGTGAATCTTGATACAGGTACGTTGCGCAAGATTTACGTTTGTTCATAGAGACTACTCCTTTTAAGTTGCCTAATTAGGAACCTGTAAGTAAAAATAAAAAGTTGCCTAAATAGGAACCTTCAATGTAAAAAAAATACGTTCGCATCAAGGTCATAGGTTATACACAGCGTACGCATTTCCTGTAATGTGAAGTCTGTGTTAATGCGGTTAAGCTTCTTACTGAAAGTGTTTGGCTTAACCCCTATCACCTTTGCGGCTGCGGTATTAGAAATATCATTCTCTACCATGAAGCTTTTGAGCTTTCGATACGGAGAGATTGCTTTACGTGGTATCACATACCCCGCCCCCTTTCAATATCAAATTGTTCTATCGGCCTCTCTTCAATGTTGCCGAGTTGCCTTATGTGTACATGATAGCACCGTCAAAAGTTCCTGTCAACAACATTTTTGTGATTTCTCATAAATTTTAATTGCCTATTGAGGAACTTTCGGAGTATAATATAGGTAGGAAGAGGGTTTACGTGAAGAAAGGTGAATTATAAAATGACTGCAAATCTAAATATCAGTTCAAGGCTTAAAGATGATCAATTAAAATTTAAGATAGGGCAACGTCTAAAAGAATTACGCATCGCGCAAGGCCTAACTATTGATGCACTTCGAGAAAAACTTTCTTTAGAGGTTCAAAAAACAGGGATAGATATAAAAGGCGACGGCGTATCCAAGAGCATGATATCACGTTGGGAGAATGGCAAGAGCCAACCATCCGCTCCTTATATTCGGGCATATGCTACTTTATTTAATGTTGATATGAACTATATTTTAGGGAAGGATTTACACCGCGAAGCAGTCCGGGTAAAGTCCTCAAAAGCACAGGCCCAAATTGACTTCATTCATGATTTGTATCGATATCTCAAAACTGCAGTTTCATTGACAGACGATATCGAAATCAAAAGATTAAGAAATGATGCGGCTCATGGGTTGATTGAAGAACATAAGGAGTATCTACCATCTATATTGTCTGAGGATGATTCATTCTACCTTGAAGCAAATAAGAATTCATTTGAGGAGCTTATGGTAACTACATTAAGAGAATCCCTTCCGCTTGCTACAAAGCCAATGATTGATAAATACCGGGAAATTGGGGCCATTATATCTCATCTAATGGAAGACACAGATACTTTTATCCGATTTTTCTTAACGATTGGCCAACTACAGAGCCGAGGTAAGCTTGATTCATTTTTAAAATTTACTATTGATCAATTTTATAAACCAACAAAAGATATTAAAGAGTTTGAACTCTCAAGAGATTTTATTAAAAATCTAAAAGATTACAATGATAAATTGAGACAAAGGGAGAAAAATTATGAAGATTAAATCGATTATCATTATATTTATTATCCTTATAGCCGTCATTAGTGTAGCCCTATTCGCCCTATGGCCTAAGCCATCCATCGAATTTAAGGACGAGTCTGTGCTTGGCCACACCGTAACCAGTGTAGTCCTTGAGGACTGGACACTTACATCTGCCCAGGGCGGAGAGAACTCTACGCTTACCTTCCCTAATGGGAAGTCCGTACAAGCGCATTGGCAACTCGTACAGACCATACCGCCTGCACACCGATTCGATATATTCCCTGAATCGTTCTTCTACCACACCATATACGTGGCACCGGTTCAGCCAGAACTTGTTGATTACATTAACGCTAATAAGCCTACAGTAACCTACTACCTCAACGGAGAGGCTAAACAGATTCAATTTAAATAGAGATATTATATTTGGATATGATACATCCGACGATTTATATTTAGTAGGTAAGGTTGTAATGTATATTGTAAATCTATAAGATTATTTAATAGAGGAGATAAACAATGAAATTCTATAAAATTTTATCTATTGCGACATTATTCGCAGCAGTTGCTAGTTCTTCATTTGCACAATTTATTGATGTAACCCCAGAAACATATGATAAAATCTGGAACACCGGGCAAAATTATAAAACTGATCGTAAACTTGAAAGCCCCATTAATTATGGGGTTGAACTTCGGAGCGGAGCTGGTGGCGCTGCGGTATTAATTACTCCAGCTACAATCACTAAATATGTATCATATTCAAAAGACGATCGTCTTATTTTTCCAGACGAATCTTTTAAAAAAGCCATGCTAAACAGTAATGACTATGTATACATAGCTACATATGCACTGCATCTTAAAAATCCATTAGCCGGTACGGTAATGCCTCAACTACCATCACAACGACTACTTATAGAAAAAGACAATCAGTATATAATCCCAGTAGCGATGGATACAAAAATCTATGATATGATGCCGCATAGCTATGCCCTTGTCTACTATGCAATACCTAAACAAATAATTATGAACCCACCATATACTATCAAATTTATTAATGGAAATGGCGATAAAATTGAAATACCTATTACCGCTGATAAATTAGCAGAACTTATGGACAAAGAAAATAAATTAGTCTATAAGACAAATGATCAATAAACGTAAAGCCCCTATCCGATACTACTCAGATAGGGGCTTAGTTATAGGAGGATATATTATGGCCATGAAACGCGCCAACGGTTCTGGAACCGTATATAAAATGAAACATAAACAGTTACGAAAGCCCTACCGGGCTGTAGTAACCTATGGCTACGATGCTAATGGCAAGGCTATCCGTAAATCGATAGGCACATTTGCTACACAAAAGGAAGCATATACTGCTCTGGCACTCTACTCTACTAATCCGCCACAAGAGGAGCAACGCAAGATTACATTTGGACAATGCTTCGAATGGCGAATTGAGGAAGCAGAACGCCAAGGTCTGTCAGCTGGTCGAATGAAGATTATCCATACTATACAAAAGATGGTTGGCCATCTTAACAATATCGAGATGAAGAATATCCGTGCAGCACATTTTCAACCCATATTCGATAATTCGACACATACTAAATCGTATCAAAAACTAATCAAGGCTATTATTGTGTCTGTAGGTACGTTGGCCGTAAAACAAGAAATCATACCTAGGAACTACTTCTCAGATATCATCATCAATAAAAACGCCACGCCAATCAAGAAGGCTAACATATTTTCAAATTCAGCCCTCTACGCCCTTTGGCAGCACTCCGACGATATAATTGCCAAGCTAACATTGATATACGCCTACACGGGCCTCAGATTGAACGAATTGCAAACTATGAAGCTTGATAGTATCCACTTGAAGGAGCGATACATGGTTGGCGGTTCTAAAACGGAAGCCGGTAAGGACCGTTGCATACCCATCGCGGAATGTATCTACCCTTTCATCAAAGAACTGTATCAGCAAGCCAAATTTAAACGCGTAGAGTGCCTTTTGGATAAGGTGATACATAAGGATACCTACCGGCGTGAAATGCAGCGTATGTGTCAAAATCTTAACTTAGGCGAACACAAGCCACATGATACACGTCACACCTTCATATCGATGGCCAGCAATATTGGTATTGATGAAATTATTATCAAACGGATCGTCGGCCATTCAAGTAAGGATAATATCACCCAGGAAGTGTACACGCATAAAACTATACAGCAATATATTGATGCAGTTAACCGATTACCATACGGCGAAGCCCTCCTAAAGGGTGAGCAACGGTTGAGCAACGCTGACGAAATTTAGTAATTTTTGCCAATTTTGAAAAATAAAAAAGCCAGTAAACATAAGTGTTTACTGGCTTTCTGTGTTTGCGTTCTTATTCAGCGGAAATTACAGAAACTGGGCAAACGGATTCGCAAGAACCGCAATCGATGC